TGAAATCGTGTAATAAATGCGTCTTACCTGTTTCTTTTATAATTGCCTTAGTAACTTTATCTGGCATAATAAAACGCATTCTGCCTGTGCTATCTATCTCAGTAGTTATTTCACTTAGACTAAATCCATATTTTTTCTCTAAGGCTTTTAATCGTAAATCTCTAAGCGAGCCAGTTGCTTTCTTATCTTCTTGGTGGAACAAAGCAAGGATTTGGTTATCGCGTAACAAGTCAATGTCTGCTTGTGAAGGAAGGCGATTAGCAGTAATACCTAAATCTTTCATTACTTCTTGTATCTGAGCAGGAGTTGCTTTGCCCGGAATCATAATTTTTATTTGTCCATCTAAAGCAAACCCATCATCAACGCTACTGATAACTCGTACGGCTACTCCATTAGGATAGTATCTTGTGTAGGTTGTTCCTTGCCGACCAATGAATTCAAAGTCGCCTGAATTACCTAGTCCATCATCGAAAGTCTGAAACTTAATTACACCGTCTCTTTTTTTATCTAGAACTGCTACACGCTCTTTACTCCAAGTGGAATCACCTCTAGCCCAGTCGCGTTCTATTCTTTGTAACAATAATGTTTTAGTTACATCTGTTGCTTTAAATCTCAACTCTGTATGTGGACTTCCATTAAAGACAACTCGTTCTGCGTGAACATTAAGTCCTTCAATTTCTCCAGCATCATATTGAAACGCAGTTCCTTTTCCGCTATCTGCAAAGGCAGAATCAACAGCATCAGTCGGAGTTCTTAAATTACCAATAGGAAGTGTTGGAAGTAAAGGCATTGGAATATCAATAACAGGTGGAGCAATTTTGGCTGGTGGCATAAAAGATTGAGCAAGTGATGAATCGGGTTCAAGTAATGAGATAGAACAACGGCACATAATATGAGCAGGTGGATTGAATACTCCGTTAGGAAAAGATTCATTCCATACAGTTGATTTACCATTCATCGGCATACAAATATCACAAGTGCGTTCATCGGTAGAAGTACTCCACCGTTTCATAGACTTAGGGTGCGCCCAACCTTGTTCAACGGCTTGAGTAAATCCTAAATACCTTCCGTGATTTTCTGCTATAAGTATTTCTTGACGAGCAATCATATTGGCTCTGTACTTAATCATTTTTTTGTATTGGCGCTCGCCCATAGCAAGTCGCTGAGCCGCCGTTATCTTTCCTGCTCTCACCTGTTCATCTAAGTTATCTATAAACTTTCCAAAACTAATTGCTTGTCGGTCGTTTAGACCAATCACGCTTCTTAATTTTCTAGCGGTATCGTAAACAGTTACATTCTGAGTAAAGGCTTCTGAAACAGTTTGTCGAATAATGCTTCTTGTTGTATCCGTTACCGCTGTTACTAACTGAGCAGATTGATTAGTTGCCCACTCAATACTTCTTGGGTCTGTAAAGTCAAAGCGACCTTTAAATCCAACTTTAGGAAAGCCACCACCAATGTTGTCTTGTATTACTTGACCAAAGGTGGAAGCGGTTTGATTAATCATTTGAGCAGAAGAATCCCAAGGGAAGGCATCTACAACTCGTTCTATATTCTTTGCATCTAACGCTTCACGAACAGCATTAGACATCGCCGCCGCTTGTAAATCCGAATCATGCGTTTGAAGTATTCGTCTTACTTCTCGTTCGGCTGGAGTTAGTGGAATTGGGTCGGGGCGTGGTTCATCTCTCCTTGCTTTATTAACAAGAAGCATTTAATCCACCAAGTTCTCCGCAGGAGGCAAAGATGCCTGTTCTCTTAGATAAGCCTCTAGGTTTTCATCTGGCATTAATACTCCAGCGGCGGTGAGTTTCTGTACATAATCAGCAAGTTCACCCAAGTCCACACTAGATACTTGACCATAAGTTAAGTAAGGCATTAATTCAGAATTCATAGAATTGAGTTTGATAAGACGAGGAATTGCATACTGGTTAAATACTTCTGCAATTGATTTAGCAATAGCATCAATACTCATTGTCCATAGGTCCATCTTTTGTGAGCCTAGAGAGAACGAACCAACTCGCTCATGTCCAAGAAGGATAAAGTCAGTTAGAACCGACATTGATATTCTTTGGTCATAACGAGAAATTACTTTGTCTGTATCAAATTGGCGAGTGCCACCTGAAGAAAGTAATTCGAGAGAGAACATTTCATTATTGTTCTCGTCATACATCTTAGGGAAAATTACGCCTTCTTGTTCATTACGCTTAATGTTTTGAACGATACTTGTAATCTCTGCCAACACCGCTTGCTGTGCCGCTGAGGCACCGCTCGATAAATACTCAGGTGGAACTTTAGCAACAGGAAGTCCTGCTAAATCTCTTTCAATGCCAATTGCTTCAATTTCTTCGATACGGCGCTTGTAATACCAAGGACGGAAACAGTTACGAAGTAATGAACGACCTTCAGGATTGTTTTTATTTACAGTTGTACGGAATAGCAAACCTTTTTCAATAGGGATTTCTCTAAAGCCGCCACCTGTTGGGTCAATTTGACGGAAGCCTTGGATACCGCCTTCTGGGTCCATCATCCAGTTGTTTAAAGTTTCTTGAGCACGAATTGGGAACTTACGCCAACCAATCTTTCCGTCTTTGTATTTAGATTTACGCTTAGGGTCATCAACATCTCCACCACGGACCTTGTAAACAATTTCGTGGAACGAGAATCCATAGATGAGCATTGAAAGAATTGAAGCAAGTGTTTGGTCAAATGAGTCGCTCATATCTTCTAAACATTGGTCAACGAACTCTGCTATTTCTTTTGCTGCGTCAGAATCATCGTAAGGGTCAATTCTCCAATCAAGACGGAGAGTTACTTTTTCAATTGCATAAAGGATTGAACCGATAACTGGGTCGTTGTCTGCCATCTCTCGATAGACAAGAAGTCCTCTGCGGCCACGAAGTTGATTTAAAAATTCCTCAGTAATGAAACCGCCACTACGGCGCAGACCAGTAGTACCTAATTCATTTAAGTCAGGCTTTGCCATGGGGTTTCCTAATCGTTCGATTTAGTCATTTTAGAGATTAAGGATAACGCCTCGTCCGAAGAAAACCCACCCTCGAGAAGCGATTTATAGATTTCATGTAATCTAATCGCTGATACAACAAGGGGGGTCAGTTCCTCTGAATGAGTTGTTGGTTCCATATTACGAAAGGATAACATTCCCTTCGTAATTAAGTTTCTTAAAAAGGAGGAATGTCGTCTGATGGCGTGGTTGCCCAACCGCCACCTGTAACAGTTACTCCATTACTCCAAGGATTATCTTCTTTGCTTGCTACTTTCTGATAAGGATAGCGGTCCACTTTTGCTACCGCCCTCGCTAATGAAACGGCTACCTTTGTAGCAGTTACTTCCATTCGAGAACGCTTCTCTCCTGTTTTCTTATCTTCCCAAGAGGTTGTGTAAGCCTTTCCAAAGACAATTACTTCATCGCCTTTACCGATTGAGTCGGCTACATATTCGGCTTGTTTATCCCAAACAATAATGTTCCAGAAAGTTGGGTTCTTTGAATCCCAATTACCTTCAGGTGTTTTAAATCTTTCAGAGGTTCCAACAGAGAACTTTGCTACTGCTTTACCTTGTGGTGTGAACTTAAGTTCAACATCGGCAGTTAGATTGCCAACGATAGTTACTGGTACGGACATTTGTTTCCTTTTCTTCTAGCGAGATAGTGCCGAAGCACGATTAGGGTAAGAATTGAGAAAAAGCCTTCATTAATTTATAAGGTTCAATCTCATCTCTTTTTTGTATTTGTTTTCTTTCTTTTTCATCTGTGCCGCCCCATATACCTTCAACATCTGTGCCAATTGCATAAGTGCGACAAGCCGACTGTACAGGGCAGGTCCGACAAAGTCCTTTAGCGATTTCCGTAATCTTTATAAAGTTGTTATTTCGTTCAGGGAAGAACAATTCCGGGTCGGTTATGGCGCAAGGCTCAAAACCAGTTGTTGGTGGATAAGGCGGTGGTGATGAATTCACAAATTGCGTCCGAGCCACATAACAAAGATAAGGGCTAGTGGAACTAATATCAAAACTGGAGAGAAGTAACCTAATCCGTTCTCAAGATACGAATACATTGAGCCAACAGCAGTTCCCAATTTTTATTTCCAAAGAAAAGTCATTAATACCAACCCAAGATAAACTCCAACTACACCTGCGATTCCGGCGGCGGTTGGTGGTGCTGGGATTGGAAACTTTAATAATGTAAAGACTGAACCAACTGCAATACCTGTAACAAGGCTAAGAATTATCGCCTTCATTTTCAACTCCTTGGTCTAAGTGATGTTGTATCGCACCAGTATCAATGGCGTGTTGCAACATTCCGCTCTTTCGCCAGATTGGTAAATCGGGCTCGGAGTGAGTACTAAACCAGTAATTGCCTTCACTGTCTATCCACTCACTTACCAGTATCCAAGTAGTACACATCGCACCTTCTTTGTCAAGAAGGGTCGCAAGACCTTGAACAGCATGATTTACGGCATCCATTTTTGCTTCTGCGTCATCAGACATAGCGACCCCTCTCGTTAGATAAGAGTAACTTAATAATTAACTTTTTTGTCGCTTATGCCTTGTATCAATAATGTCGCAAACCACACACTCTTGGTCGCCATAAAGCCACTCTCCACACTTGCAACGATAGACTTTTGAATCAGCCATTATTAGGTTTTAATGTTTCTGATATTGCCATCATCACACCTACAACAAAAGGTTGCATTTCTGAAGGTTCTACTTGAGTGGCTAGAAAGTTAATGTGTTTGCTAACAGACTTAAGAGCGGCTTCTGCTTCTTCAATATACGAAATCTGCACAGTAGGAGGCAAGTCTTCAAAATGAGGAAGTCCATCTTTGCCAGCGTATTCATAAATAGAGCGAGCAACATCTTGAACAATAAATGGAATAGCCATGAATTTATTTTACAGCCTTTTTCTTTATAATCGGTTTCTTTTGAGTATGAAAAGTAAATGGCGGTGCGGTGTATGGGTCTATCTCTGAAGCAATTTGTAATGCGGTTGGAATGTCTGCTTTTGCTTTAAGTGCTCCTATTGCTAAAGATGAACCCGAACCAATTCCATAGATACCAGCGGCATCAAGACAAACGGATAAATCATCACTTATTTCAAAGACTTCACCCTCAATAGATACCAAGAAAGCAAACTTAGTTTCATCATCTTCAGCATCCCATTTGTACTCGTTCTCTTTAAAACTCTTTTTCAGAGAGGGGATAACTACTGAAATCATAAAGTGGTAAAGGTCTTTCTTGTCCATAACAGTAGGGATAGGCGGTTCCCAAATATGTTGAACAATGTCGCAAGCGGCTACTTCGCCACTTCCAGCAATCATGTATGGGCCAGTATTTGTTACTTTAACCATTTTAGGGTGGTTATATTTTCTTTCAGCAGTAACAAGAGAATCAGAACCCATAACTACGCCATCGGCGAATTGGACAGCAACGATTGTGGTCATGCTTGGAAGTCTAAAAGACAAACCTTAAAAACACCAAGAACGACTCCATAATTCAAAAAACTAAACTAAGGTTTAATACCAGCCGTTGCGTTCTTTGAACGATTTTGCCTTACATGGGGAGCCGTATCTGTGTTCGATATAGCCAAGTCCCCACTCAATTTGTTTTACTGGGTCTTTAAGAAAGTTAATCTTTTCAGCAGTTGTGTGGTTTGGCATATTGCGCTGAGGGATTCCGTGGTCCTTAGTTGGAGAAACGGCTTTGTAGTTCCAAGCAGATTCTTTACCCCATACCCAGTTAAGACATTTCCACTCTTTCTTGTTTGTCCAGCCATAGTCAGCAAGTTTCTTCTTTGCTACAAGGCGAGCCTCTTGAGGGTTGAGTGGAGTCGGCTCAACTTTCTTGACTACAACAGGAGCCGTTACTACGACTTGTTCTTGATTAAAGTAGCCGCCAATTCCGATTCCGATAACTGCGGCAAGTACTGAGATAACAATTTGATTTTCATATTTAGTGAGTTTCACCGTTCACCAATCGACGGAGTTCTTCCATGCTCGCTTGTTGGGTCACAAATCGGAGCGTGTAAGTGCCTTCGGTTGAAGGTCTTTTGCTTTCGCTAATGGCTTTAGCAATTGCGGTCTATCTTTTTACAACTCTAAAAGTCTAGCAGTCGTATTAAAGGATAGAGGAATCTTCCAACCGATAATCGCCAATTTCAACTACCTGATGTCCGTGAGCCATCTCTTGTGCCTTGTGAACGGCATAAGCAAATGAGCGCATTTCATCGAACGGTAATTTATAACTAGCAAGCGTGTCTCGTACTGAATCAAGAGCCAAATGCCCACCTTCAGTTTTTAATACTGCAACAATTGTCTGTGTGTCGTTATCATAAGCGGCACTAGCAACTTGTGTATGGTCTTTTAGAATGCGTTGTAATGTTTCCACTCCACTTAAAAAATCAAGTGAAGGAACAACAGTTGTAGCGTACAAGGTCATAGTTAGCCTCCTTGGAACATAATGCTAACACGGTTTGGAAACTATGGTTTAGAAACTATCGGCGTGTCGGTTTATGTCCTTCGGGTCTGTGTTCAAGCATCATCTCGTTGAGCGCAACATAATCTAACTTCTCATCAAAGTATTTAGTCCCATCGCCAGTAGATTGAACGCTTAAGCCTGACTCAAGAAGAAAGTCTTTGTAAGGAGCGGTTCCGTGATAATCTTTCATAAACTCAACTATGGCTTTGTAAGACTCTTCGGTGTTCTCTAGCCATAATGCCACATTCCAAGTTTCTCGATTCTTCCATCCATTGAAGGTCATTTCTCATCCCCTGTTGAACGCTGGGGTGAAAATTGGCTCGACAGTTGTAGTAGGCAAGCAGTTCTTTGCCCATTCTTCTGCCGACTGCTTATCTTCAAAGACTCCATACAAAACATCTTTACCTTCTTCAGGCAAAGGAGTTCTTGTTACCCAGCCTTCTACTCTCATTCCATCGATATCCATACAATCGCTCCATTCCCTTGAGGTGTTTTTCTTCTTTTGCCTGAATCCATAATCCAGCCATCGTTCATAAGTCCGTTTCGGATTGAAGAAGCGGATTGATGAAGCCAGCCAGTTAAGTCTTCGATTTCGTGGTCGCACAGTCCTACATCGCCAGCGGCTCGAATCAAGTCAAATACCGTCTTGCGCTTCGTTCCTGTGCGGGGTAAAAGGCGCTGAGCGGCGATTTGAGAGGTGTTTGGACTTCTCCTGCCTAATCGGACCGTATTTCGCTCAATAGGCGCTCTATTCGCCTTATACGCCTTACAACAGGCACAATGCTGAATCTCTACTGGTGGTGTGAAATCTAGTTCATCCATAATGTTTCCTCCTTGGGTTGAGGGATTATTTTTTTATCGTTGGTCCGTAAACTTCTCGTCTTCGGATTGGAACAACTGTTCCGTTGCAGTCTGTACAGACTCGTCCTAGAGCCGTCAGACTTGTTGGCTTCAAAAGATTACAACCTTCGCAGATTGTTTGAACGACTTCCATTGGTGTCGGTAGTGGAGAGCATTCTTTTACGATTGCTGACTCCACCACCGTTACTCCTTCTTCGCCATTCAAAAGAGCCAAGAGGTCGTCATAAAGAAAACCTGAAGGTGGCATTTCAATATCAAAGCCCAACTCCTTCATCTTCTCAGGTCTCATTGAAAACTTAAGAAAGACGGTTGCTCGATATTGTTGCTCCATGATTATCCTTTAGGAGTTACAAGTACAAGGATGCGCTCGCCTTCAATCGAGCAACTAACTTTCCTATCGTTTCGCTTGGCGGCTTGCCAAAGTCTTGAACGCAAAGATGAAATCTCTGTCGCAGTAGCAGGCTTCTCAATATAAGTCGTACCGAGAGTAGTTACGATTTCCTTAATCTGTGTCTTTGTTAGTGCCATCTTGGGTTTCCTTCTTCCTTATCTAGTGAGTGCATATATTTTGTCGGTTAGAACCAAAGGCTTATCCTCAGGTCCTTTCATAAATGGTGCTATCCATATTCTTTTTCTATCATCTTTCCCAGCATCGTTCTTGAAAGGTTGCCATCTCCAATGACCGCGAACTATCCATCTGTGCGACCACTCAACGGAACTTTCTCCAACGAATTCTCCTATTGTTTCTGTTCGGCGGTATTGCATTACCGTTACAAAACTAGGCAACTCG